TTGTACGACTAGGAGAAACAGGAGTTAACAGGCTTAAAATACTAACATTATTAATTTAACATAATATAAATTATGCGAACTAGCGTTTTCGTCTGAAAAAGTGTTTTCGCTCTACCCACGGTGGCGGATAACGTCTGATTTTTTCGTTTGGTCGCCAGAATAAGATTTTTGATGCGTCCTTGTTTTTCTTGGTAAGTCTCGCTGTATCAAGCATTTTTATAAGTGATAGCGCGTCAATGCCGATTTGTTCGGCAATGTCCTCAATAAACCGAATAGGAAGTCGCAGACGGTCGCGTCGGTATTGGCTGATTCGGGTCGGCTCTACTTGCCATCGTTGAGATAAAGCATAGTCAGATAGGATAAAAAGCCTGTCTTTGATTTGGTCGATGAGTTCAGATTGTGTTGCCATAATAAGCCCCTTTCCGGGGCTTATTTTAATTCAATGAGCAAAAGCTCTCTATTTGAGCGTTTGCTCCTTATTTTGTAGGTTTATTTCTTCGAGTTTGTCAAGTTCGATAAATTCTATTTCTCCTAGATTTTCACCTGATAAAGAACAAACCCTGTATTTTGCGTGTGTGGATATTATATCTTCATAGCATTTTTGGTTTGATTTTTGTCCGTATTCGTATCCGTATAGCCAGCTTATTAGTAAGCAAACGGCGAAAATTAGGATTTTTAATGCCTTTTTGAGCATTATTTTTCCTTTATATCTATTTCGCCGTCGTCGTTTATGAATGCTCTTTTTAAGGCTTCGTTTAGCAGCATATGCGCTAGCTCGCTGTCTTTGAGTGGCTCTCTTCCTAGTTGTATCAGTTTTTTATTTGCTGCTACGGCTATTTGTCTGATTTTTTCTTCCTGATCTTCTTTGATTCTTAGTGCTTTCATTTTTCATATTCCTAAAATCTTTTATGCAATATAAAACAATGCTTTGTGTGTTAACAAGTAATTTGTTCTTGACTTAACGTGTTAACGCGTTAATATATCGGAAATTTGTTAACGCGTTAACGCGTTAATTTAACGTGTTGTAAAAAAGGTCAAAACATGAAAAACCAACGTAGCGCAAAAGTAATACAAGAAAAGTCGGGCTGGCGGGTTGAGTGTCGTGAACATGATATTTTGCTCCATACGCTTTATTTTGATCTTCGATCTGAAGTTTTAGCGTTGTCTCGAGCCGAAATGTGGGTGGCTGCGGGGGTAGCCCTGTCTGTTTCATACGGTGCGCCTAAGCAAGATTTGGGGTGTATCGATGAGTAATTTAGGGGCTTGGGATAATCCCCTCCCCTATCTAACAGGGGGGGTCGAGATTTGAAAATTTCGGGCGAATCAACGTTAGAATCTTCTGAAGCTGTTGTTTTAAATCAGGAATATGAACGTTATGACACGGCAGTTATAGATTTTGATGGGAATCTAAAAGTAATCACGCTTCGTCGGGGGCTTGGAAACACTGCTTTCATCGATACGCTGAGCTTTACATTCAAGGATAAATCGGTTGTCGGCTTCGAGCCTGATTTGCTTGTGATGGGGTTGACCTCTCCCATTACTGATTTTGACGTGATGAAAAACTGGTCGGAAATTGCAGAATGGATTTTCGGATTCGGTATTAGCTCCCCTGCTCCCGTTGGGAAAGGTCGGTTTTATGACGAACGATGGGAAATGTCGGTTGAAGGTGTTTTGTATGGCCAAGCATACATTGGCGGTCAGAATGGCACGATTCTGATTGAGTTGACGGGCAAAGGGTGTACGGCTGCTAAAGACGGTTGGGAGCATCGTCTATATCGGTTTCTGAATGAACACGCATACAGTCCACGCATAACACGTTGCGACGTAGCAAAAGATTTTTATAGTGAAGAAATAAGCCCTGATACAGCATGGGAAGCTTATCAGAATGGTGAATTTGACAAGCGGGGTAAACGTCCGCTGGTGGCACAAATTGGATCTGATTGGTTGAATGGAACGCATAACGGTAAGACGTTGGGTGTTGGATCTAAAAATTCTTCTTGCTATTGCCGAATCTATGATAAGGCAAAGGAACAGGGGGATATATCGGGGATGTTTTGGACGCGGTTTGAGCTTCAGTTTATGGGCAAAAATTGTCTGATTCCGCTAGATATATTGCTTAATCCGGGTCAATTTTGGGGCGGTGCTTTTCCAATTTGTGAGCGTTTGCAGGATTTTGGTTCATCGAATCGTTATTTGTCGTCTGAAAAAAGATTGCAAGTTTCCATTGATAGGGTTCAGGAAGTCGCTGCAAACCAAGCCGGCCGTGCTGTGAATATGATGATTCAGTTGGGTATGTCGCCTGAAGAGATTGTTGAGCGTCTAAGGCGTAAAGACGGCGCATTGCCTGATCGTGTGAATCCTGCCTCTTATTCAGTTGAGTACGCATTGAGTGCAAGACGTCATTATATGCAGTTTATTCATGATGAATACGAAGGTTCTATCGAGTTGGATTTGATGGACGAGTACGGAATGGTTCTTCAGGGGTTGGAAAATGATTAAAGGTGTTGAGTGTAATAGGAAGATCTATCCGTGCATTTTAGTTGATGACGAATTGCATGATTTTTATGTTTTCAGGCGTGTTTTGATTTGTCTATCGGTGAGCCAATTTGCTGAATTTCAAGGTGTATCTGACAAAGATAATGATGAATTTGACTATATGGTTCATTTGGGAATTAAACACGCTCTTAATTTAAATTGTTTTGCATATCACTGTGATAAAGATGGTCGCTTGATGTGTATTTTTAGTCCAAAAGCCTAAGAAGGCAGGAAGGTAATTTGATATGAAAATGTTCGCAAAAGTACAAGGCTTGAAACGCTCCAAAGGTGTCATGAATGACACGGGCAAAGCTTACGATTCTACAACGGTCTATGTTGAATTTCCGTTTGCACGAAACAATCCCGATATGCGTGGTTCAGCAACCGAGCCGATGAAATTCGGTACATCTGATAACTTTGATAAATTCAACGGCATTCCTTTGCCGTTTGAGGCTGAAATCGACATTGAAGTACAGACTAACGGTAACCGCGTTCAAAACGTGATTGTTGATATTCAGCCTGTCTTGAATAAAAAAGACAATACTCCGCAAAAATAATTTTAGGGCTGTCCGCTTGCCCCCGAAAGCGGAATTTTATTAATTTTTTGAGGTAAAACTATGAAACTCGCAAATCTGAAAAAAGTCGCCGTTGGCACAACTCTGGCAACCGCTTCTGCTTTGACTATGGCCGAAGGTATTGGTGACGTGTCAGCCAGTATTACTGGTGAGCTTGCAAAAGTTGCTCCGGTAGTAACTGCTGTGGGTGTTGCTTTGATTGGTGTTTATGTGCTGATTAAAGCTTTCCGTTTGGTTTCAAGCTTCCTGCGCGGCTAAAAAACAGGGGGCAATATGGGAGCGCGTGTCGGTTTGCAATGCTTTCAGACGAATGAATTGGCAACAGATTATGTTGTTTCTCAGATTGTCCCCGTTTTGCACTCGGAGGGCTATTTGATAGCCCCTCGAAAGCAAGGTAAAGACTGGTTTGTGGGTTCTGAAAAGGTAGTTTTAAATTTTCCTGAGTGTTCTATCTTGGAGCAGATGGGGTATGGATCACAAATTGCTACGCCCTTTGTGCTTGTTTTTGTGATTATGTTCTGTTTTAAAGTTGTAGCTCGTTTTATTAATTCTTCAGGTATTACAGATGGTAACTGATTTTCCGTTTCTCGTTGGCTTCCTCGCCACTCTATCGTTGATTTTTTTGTTTAAGGGGTAAATTATGAAGAAAAATAGTCTAGCGGTCGCAATCGTAGCGGTCGCTTTTTTATTTCCTGTTCCGTCATTTGCCGAGACTGCAAAGGTCGGTGATGTAACGTGGGGCTTTCGTACTGATAAAAGGCTTAATGATATGACAAGTTTATGGGAGCCTAAACAAATAGGCATTTTGGATAAAAAAACAGGTATCACGCACATTACCACAATAACAAAAGTGGCCTGTGTTTTAGATGAGTGCCTATATCGCACCGAGTATCAAGGTTCAAAAGGAAAAAAGCAAGAAATGCAAGTCTTTGATATTGAAGAAATTGCTCCAAAAAATACAGGAAACAAAAAAATAAGTATGGGAGATAAAGATGTGGCAGAAAACGCAAAAAAGCTCGGCGTTGACAAGGAAAAGCTGAAAAAGGCTTTAGATGACGAGAACGAATATCAACGGCTTCTGAGGGAAATACAGGTAAAGAAAGAACAGCAAAGACGGAAAGAGGAAGAGGAAAAGAAAAAAAATCAAAATAATGGAACAACAGGAAATGGTGGCGGTGGCGGTGGCGGTGGTGGAAGTCATGGCGGTGGCGGAAGCTCAGGCGGTGGTGGAAATGGTGGTTCTGGAAGTAAAAAATTAGAAAATATATATGTGAATGAATCAACTGGCGCTGTATCAGATACGTATGAGGGCGCTTGCTCCGGTACTGATAGCCATGGTTGGGGCATGCGAATGGTTGATTATTGGGACGGCAGTGCCAGATTTTGCCAAGTTTATGAGCCAGATGATTCTGGTGGCCGTTCTTTAGGCTCTGCCGATATCAATAGTTATAAAGTATCTAGCCAGCAGGGGGATTGCGGTGCAGGCTCTAATAAGACTTTTGGCAAAAAATCGAACGGTACTTTTTCCGTAGTCTGTACCTATAAGCACAAACCCAAAGAAGAAAGTTCTACTGTTGGTTCTACTGGTTCTTCCAGTTCCACTAATAAGAATGACGCCGAATCATTAAGCCCTAATGGCTCAACCGCTGGGGGCGGTGGTGGCGGCGGTCGTGGCCGCGACGCGCAGGGCGTTGAACATCGCAAGCGACGTCAACGACTACATCGGCTTCTCTCTCGAGCGGCTCAGCAAGCAGATCGGGTTCGGAAGTTCTCCCGCCCAGATCGTGCCGGCTGCTTTTGCCCTGGCCGCACGCTACCAGGATCGCCGTCTCCCATCCTCTCCCCCCCGCCCACAGTCCCCGCCGCCCCTCCCTCACCCAACGCGTACCGCAATACACCACCATCGCCGGCGGCG